TTATTCCAACAATCAAGAAAGACCACATTAAGACGGAATATTGAAAATAGCTTTAAAAACTTGTTTGCCTCTGCACCGATTGTTAAAAACTTACACTTTAAGCTTGGTGGAGCAACGGATGCGAGTGGACGCATGGTGATGGGTACAGGCCTACTTGCAGACGGCATGAGAGAACTGCCACAAGTCAAAGAGATGCTTAGACAGGCATACAAGGATACTGCTGGGAAGCCATTGAAACAAGTAAACAACAGGGTTCCAGATGTAAAATCTACTAATCCTAGCCACTACGAAGCAAAGGAAACAATCAATAAAACCAATAAAAGGATTGTTGATGCGGGAGAGAAGTTGCCAGAAAATATAATGGTGGTTGACTCAAGTGGCAATGGACGAGGGCAACTTAGTATTGATCACTTTAAAGATCTTGAAGAGCGTGGCGTTATTGATAATGGCACATTTGGAATGGCTGCAATGCTTCAAGAGCAAATCAATAGTGAAAACAAGTTTGCCGTAAATACAGTAAACAAGCCAATTGAACAAGGAAGATCAATTCAAGTTGAAGGATTGGCAGAAGGTCTTGTTGTGCCAACTGGATGGGTTTCTCGCAAAGGAAGGTTGTATTTAGAGGCCATGGATCTAAAGCAGTTGGAGAAGAACGTGCAACGTGCAGTTAAGAATCCTATTGCGAAAAAACTTAACTTGAATAGACAGCAAATTCTTGATGACATCCAAGAATCAGTTGCGATACAAAACAAAGGTCAGTCTACGGATTCTTACTATAAAAGCAAAGATCCTAAAAATTGGGAGCGGCGTAAAAACTTCATTAACTCTGTTCTTGGATTACAGACAAAGAAACAACTTACAATAAATCCATTGATTGGCAAAGTATCTCCAGACTTGGAATCTGGCATATTTAGAACATTTGCTTTTGATCGCTTACAAAGTGCAATCCAAACAAATAGCAATGTAAGCATACCATTTGGTGCTAATTCTTACTACGCGATTCGTGATAACTTGTTGCCGCAGTCTCCCAGATTTAACCGTAATGGAGAACTTGTCCCAGATCAATCTACTAAGCAGTATATGCCGCAGATTGCCGTAGTTCCTGAGAGATTTACTGGATCAAAAAAAGATGCGCAACGACGAGGGAAATACGTTGAACCTCCAAACTTCTTTAAGAAATTTAATATAGAATCATATGAGCGTGGTGGAAAATTTTTTGATGCGGAAACAGGTGTTGATTTAACAGGAAAAGGATACGGAACAGGATCAATAGATGTATCGACTGGAAAACCATCTCTTTTTGTTTATGGAGAAGCAAAACCTAACCTTGAAGGATCAAAATTTAAAACAAATCTTTTCAAACAAAGTGCTGGATGGAAGTGGACATCTGAAAATCCACCAAGCACATCTACTATTGTTTCAATTGAAGGCAAGGGAAAACACGTTTATGCTCTTAAAGCAAACTTTGAAAACGGAGTCCATTTGACTCGATATTCTGAAAAGGCAAGTGAACCAAGGCTTAGACCAACTGCGGTTGGTGAAATGCAAATTGGTAATGAAGTTGCAACAATCTCAATTCGTGGTCGCGAGCATCCTGTTTATGACTTGGTTGGTATTGTATTGCCGAAATTGAAATCTGAAACTTTTGGTCAAGCTAGTAAAAAATACAACAATCCTGCCCTTGCCAGAAGCATATCGTCAGCTATAAGTAGTTCTTTAAGCAACAAGTAAAAACAACATGAGTGATAATGAACTTCTTGAGATTGACAGCAAACAAGCAATTAAGGAGTTCTTTCTTGAGGTTAAAGAACGTGCTAAGCTATTCCCGCGCAACTCAATCGAACATTACAATCCAAACGTAGCTGCACAGATTCTATGGATGCTTGCACAAGGTGGACGTATTAGCGTAATTGCTAAGAAGTGCAAAGTGTCACATGAGCTAGTAAGGTCACTAGAATGGCGGCATAACGACACGCTTGAGTCAAAGCGTAAGGAGTTCTCTAAACGCTACGCAATTGCTGCTGCTGAGTACACCGATCTATTATTCGAGAAAGCAGAACAATTATCCAACGATCCAGAGCAATTAAAGATGATCTCGCCAGACCGTCTTGCTTTGACTATTGGTATTATGACAGACAAAGCTGGGCAACTCTCTGGCATGGCAAGTACAATCGTGGAACATCGTAAGGGTGCAAGCATTGACGATGCTGCCAAGATGATTGCTGAAGCAAAGTCTCGCATTGCCAATAAAATCAAGGAACAAGCAATTGAAGTCGAAGTTATTGAATAATGCAATGGCGTAATCATGCAATATTGCAACCTCCGTCAGACGACGAGATCTGTGCAATGGAACCAGATGAGCTTATGGACATCCATAAAGTTTATCACGAAGCTATTGATAACGCCGAAAGAGATCCGTATAGGTATGGATTCAGATTGCCGCATTGGGAAAAGGCAGAAGAGCAACTTTCGCAAGTCTCTGAGGTTCTGGCACTTGGCGGAAATCGCAGCGGAAAAACTGCGTGGGGTTCCTATTGTGTAGTTAAAGCTGCAATCGAAAACCCTAAGTCTGAAATATTCTGCTTTTCACAAACGTCCGAGGTTAGCATACGTCAACAACAAAGTGCAGTATGGAACTGGATTCCAAACGAGTTGCGTACAAAGCAAACATCAGCAAACGCATACATCTCGTACACTAAGAAGAACGGATTTACAGATAATTCGTTGATTTTCCCCAATGGTTCGCAGATCATCTTCAAGACGTACTCACAGTATCAGAACAATCCAACGATTCTAGAAGGTGCTGAACTTGGCAGCAAAGACCCTAAATGGCATAATATCGGAGTATGGCTCGACGAATATTTATTAGGAAACGAGCTAATTGACACGCTTCGATTTCGACTTGCGACTAGAAATTCAAAGTTGCTACTTACTTTTACACCGATTGACGGGTGGACTGAAGTCATCAAGGAGTATCTAGACGGTGCTACAACCATCGAGAACGTCAAAGCTGAGTTGCTAAACGATGAGATTGTTCCATACGTCCAACGCAGCAAGAAGCGCAATGCTAGTGTCCATTACTTTCACTCTAAGGATAACCCCTTTGGTGGCTACGAGCGTATCAAGGAAACTTTGATGGGCAGATCAAGGGAAGAGATACTTATCCGAGCATACGGAGTACCAGTAAAGTCTCATGCTACCAAGTTCCCGCGCTTCAACAAGGAAGTCAATGTTGTCAAACCTCAAGAAATACCAACAACCAATGTCACAAGGTATCACATTATCGACCCCGCTGGTGCTAAAAACTGGTTCATGTGTTGGATTGCCGTTGATGAATCAAATACATACTGGGTGTACCGTGAATGGCCTGGGGTTGACGTTGGTGACTGGGCTGAATGGCGTGGAGGCAAGTGGGTTGGTGGAGCAGGATCAAAAGGACAAGGATTTGGTATAAAAGACTACGTTGACACAATCTTAGAACTTGAGGAAGGCGAAGAGATATTTGAGCGACTCATCGACCCAAGACTTGGTGCTGCAAAATACCAAGCAGCAGATAGTTCGTCGAGCATCATCGAAGATCTAAACGAGCAGGAGATTATTTGCATACCTGCACCTGGGATGGAGATTGATGATGGCCTACAGGCGTTAATCTCAAAAATGTCATGGGATACAACCAAGCCTATAGATTCGGTAAATAGACCGCATTTCTACGTCAGTTCTGACTGCGAAAACATTATACAAGCACTTTCCGAGTACACTGGCGAAGGCGGATTAAAGGAAGCGTGGAAAGATCCGATTGACGTATTGAGATATGCTGCTATTGCTGGTGTTGACCATGTTGATGAATCAAGGTCTTACTGCACAAGGCAAGGTTCTGGAGGATACTAATACATGAATACAAAACAAGCAAAGAAACGTGGACGACCATTTAAGGTGAAGGTATCAGAACCATTGCCAGAAACTAAAGAAACAATCACATTGGATGACAACTATGTTGGTTCATTCTTGGTTATTATGTTATGCCCAAACAAAAGTTGGGTAGGAGTGCGTATGGATGGAGAAAAGGTGCTTGTGAGATGTCACGCAAACCGATCAGATAAACTACTTGGCAAAACCATAAAAGTAGGTATCATCAAATCACAAGACGCAGAAGATTATTACGAGCATATTTTATGAGCGACATGACCCACGAAGACGAAGAATCAATGATTTACGCCGAGGACGAGCCTAATATCAATGCTTTGACAGATGCTTATAACACTTGTTTGCTCAATCTTGAGGAATACTTTGAGATTTGCCTACGTTCATACAATGATCGTCGCAACATATGGCCTGGGAAGACTGACGATCTACGGAAGAACGACAGCAATGCTTTCCCTTGGACGGGTGCTAGTGATACCGAGGTTAATATCGTCGGCGAGAGAATCAATGCTTTTGTAGCCATCCTAGACCAAGCACTACAACGATCACACATCAAGGCTTTCCCAACAAGTATGGCATCCATGTCCCGTGCCGGCATGGTTTCGAGCTTCCTTAAATGGATGAGGTCTTCATACATACCGAATTTCCGTCAAGAGATGGAACTAGGTTCAAATTATCTGCTAGAGAAGGGGTTGATGGTATCTTACGTTGGCTGGAAACGAGAAAAAAGAACATACTTACAACAAGTATCCATACAAGAAATAGCGCAAGTCTCCCCTGATCTAGCGGAACTTATTAGTTCTGGCGTTGATGATACTATGGTTATGGATATGCTGGCTACGGCATTCCCTGACTTATCCAAGAAACGTGCAACGAGGGTTATTAAAGACCTACGGAAAAAAGGCACTGCATCTGTGTCCATCCCTCGCACAACAGTAGATTGCCCAATGGTGCATTCTTGCGCCCCAGATGGCGAGGTGCTATTTCCAGCATACGTTACCGATCCACAAAGGTCGCCATATGTATTCTGGAGGACATTCCTTACCGCCCAAGAACTTGAGAAGAAGGTCACAAGTGATGGGTGGGACAAAGACTGGGTTGAGAACGCAATCTCCAACCTTCGCGGCAAAGACTCGATGTACCTCGATGGGGAGAAGATTAAGCAGAATACACGACTACCAATCACAGACGACAACGATCTGATCATGGTTGTGTACGCATACCAACGCTTGATCGATGAAGAGGACGGTAGTGAAGGTATTTACTGTACCGTGTTCCACCCGATGACTGATGACTATGCAAAGCATGAGTTGCTGAATGGTTATGACGATTATCCGTTTGTCGTAACTAGGTTGTCAAACGATCAGAAGCGGATGTACGACACACAAACGTTTTCAGACGTTTTAAGGGGCGCACAGATGCAAGTTAAGACAGAACGAGACTCTCGTATTGATCGTGCGTCAATGTCCACCTTGCCACCTTTAATGCACCCTGCTGGACGACCTCCTAGTGACTGGGGGCCAGGTGTCCGTGTACCTTATCGTCGCCTTGGTGAAATCGCTTGGGGGCCAATCCCGCCGAATGACAATAACTCGATGGAGATCGAGCTATCAATGACAAGGCAAGCGGATCGCGCTGTTGGTCTTGACCTTGACAATCCTATCTCAGCATCGAGGCAGCAGTTTTATGTTTCACGTTTTCTAGACCATGTGCGTGACGTTTTAACAATGTCATGGAAGCTCTATCAACGTATGGGGCCAGATGAGGTCTTCTTCCAAGTTACGGGTAATCCTAACCCGCAGACTATGACAAAAGGAAGTCCAGATGAAAACTTCTCAATTGTGGTAAACTTTGACTCGCAATCAAGTGACCCAGAAACGGCATCCGAGCAATTGAAAAACATGGTATCGCTGGTGCAAATGGACAGGAATGGCGTTATTGACATCAACAAGCTTCTTGAGTTTACAGCAGCAAGCATCAATCCAATCTTTGCTGACTATGTATTGCAACCAGTTGAAGAAGCACAGCAGAAGGTGGCTAAAAACGTCACGGATGACCTTGCTAAGATCTTTGCTGGTATCGAGGTTCCTGCACAAGCTAACGGAGCGCAGATGGCAATGCAAATGATCCAAGCATACGCGCAACAACCAGATATTGCACAACGCGCACAATCCGATGAAGCATTTGG